GCCAGAATGCTTCTACGGATTTTTGCCAGAAATCTACAGCAGTAAGAAAGGCTTCCGAAAAGGGCTTGCCAATCCGTCTTAATTTCAACGATGGCATTGCCAATAGCTTTGCCGAATTTGTGAGTAAACCACTCACTGTATGGCTCTACTGTGTTTTTGGCGAACTGCACTCCCCATCTAAACACCGCGACAATGTTAGACCATGCAGACGAAAAGAAGCCCGAAATCGGCCCCCAATATTTATGGATAAGAATGGCGGCGCCTCCGATTCCTGCGATGACTGCAAGCGGAACCGCCCCTATGACTCCTATAACGGATACCAACGTCCCGATAAAGCTAGCAAATGCCGCTATCGGGCCAGCTACTAGCGAACCAGCAAGGATTCCTGCGACCAACTTTAGGCCACCGAACTTGCTAACTAGTTCTCCCGTGATGTGAATGGCGTTGCCAATAGCGGATCCAATCTGTTGTATTTGCTCTTTTGCTTTCGAAGACAGAGCCCATTCTTTCAGCGAATCACCAACTTCTTTAGACCATGCTTTGATGTCGGGAAGGCTTTGCTTGATGAATCCGCCGATTACGGTGAAGACTTCCGTAACGGCCGGCAATACCTGAATCGCAAAAATGTTTTGGACGCCCTCGAGTTGCTTGCCAATAGCATTGTAGGCACTCTTAAACTTCGCAGCCGCTTCCAAATCTTCGCCGCTCTGAAGCGTTCCGTTTTCCTTGCCTGTCGCGATTTTATTGCGAAGGCCAACCAAGCCCTTAGATGAACCTTCGGCAAGCTTCTCCGCACCTTCGCCTCCAAGCATAGCCAGGATTTTTCCGAGGTCTTCTCCCTTGTATTTTCCGGTGGCAGTAAAGAACTTTTCAACGAACTGGTCTGCGGTTTTGGTGTGATTTAAATCATTTCTCCAGTTTTTCCCGAAAAGAGCGGCGAGAGCATCGGCTTCGTCACCTTTGCCTGACTTCAGACCTTTGTTAGCATTGTCGATAATCTTAAAGAGAATCTTGTCGGCGTCCTTTGCCTCCAGCCCTGCGGAAGAGGCAAGCCCCCGAATACCCTGCAGGTAGTCTGTGGAAACACCAAAGGTGGCTTTCGATGAAGTGAGAATGCCTTCAGCCTTCTCGCCCATCGCCTCCCCAATTTTGAAAAGAGACTCCCTAATTTCACCGCCAGCTTTGGCGATAGTCTTGCCAAACTCGGATACGCTCTTGCCAAGCTCTTTCCAGCGATTGCGGCCTTCAATTTTCTCCTGAGCTTCCTTGATTGACTCGCCGAGCGTTTGTTGCGCTTTCCCGAGATGGTGGGTGTCGATTCCGGCTTCCTTTAACTCCCTTCGAAGGTCTTGGAGCACGGTTCTCTGGTGCTTGAGTAGGGCTTTTCCCTCATCGCCACCCTGTCCATCTCGGAAATAGGCTTGAGCCGTAGCAACACGTTCTAGTTGCTTGTAAAACTCTCCGATCTTTTCTTGTTTTCCGGTGAGTTCCTTGATTGAGTCGCCGAGCTTGTCGGCACCCTCCTTAGTACGACCAAAGAAAGCCCCGATCGAATACCCAAGCTCCGCTGTTGCTTCGCTAACTGCTTTGATTGTGTCCTTATCCTCAGCCATTTGTTTTTGGAAGTAGATCTAAAAGAATTACGAAGTCTTCACAGTCGAGCCGCTCAAGTTCTTCGAGGCCGCCCTTTGTGTAACCAGCCAATACCAGCATTGCCTGCAGCAATTCCCGCCGGCTTAGGCCGCGGACTTGCTGCGCTTGCGAAAACCCGAAAGTGCCTCCTGAACCGCGCAATAGTCGGCAAAGTCGAGCTCGTCGATGGTTTCTGGTGCAAGTCCGGAAAGGTTTGCGATGAGCGCGAGCTCGATGTCTTCATCGGCGGCTCCGCTTTTCTGCGCTGCCCGGATATCGCTAACCTTGGGCCGGCGTAATGTTACAGTGTCGATTTTAGTACCGCCTTCGATTGCGACAGGATGTTCAAGCTTGATTTTCATAGGAAATAGTTGTGGAAAGCGGGGGGCGAACCTGCGGTTAAGGCTTGTTCGCCCCCTTTGTCTACCGCGAGTTTGGAACCGTTACAGACCGAGGTTAGCGCGCTGTTGTGCGAGCTGATCCACGCCACCGATAACGCGTTTCATATTCAGGACGTCAATATCTACGAGTGTGGTTCCTGCTTGGGTGTAGCGGTATGAGACCAGCGAAGCAGTGAATTTGAGCTCCACTTTGTCGCCCGGTTTCCATGCACCGCTTTCAACCTGGCGAAGTGTCCCGCTCATCTGAATGACCACCGGCTGTTTGGTTCCGTTCTGCGACTCGACCGAACCACGAGCTGTAAACTGCTTATGGCTTCCGTCCAGCAGGCCCCAGAGCTTCAAAATCTCTGGGTTGAACTGGGAAAGGGTGAATTTCGCTTCCATCTTCTCCATGCCCATGTCGAGCGTGATGGAGCTGTCCATGCCACCGGCACGGAATTCCTGTTCCTTAACTTTGAGAGCAGGAGGAGTGAATTCGAGGATGTTGCCGGCATATCCGCGACCATCCACAAATAGGTTGAAGTTTCTTAAGACTAGATCAGCGGCGCTCATGATTAGTTGCTGGTGTTAGTTGTGAGGTCAACGAGGTAGTCGTTAACGATCATAGATTGGAACGTGATGTGTTCCGCCGGATATGGCGGGGTGAACTCGAAGTCAAAGTAGACCTTGCCTGCGGCAATGTTTGCAGGAGTGTTTAAGTCTGGGTCTGGATAGCAGCGGCCGCCGAGAATTGCGCCTTCTGCTTCCAAAGTACGGAGGTATGCGTTCACACTTTCCGCGACGTCTTCCAGGTAAGTGCGGTTAATATTCCGGTCTACGGCCCACAAGTGAGCGCGGAGAATGGAGTCGTTAATCATGTCCGCGGTTCGGCGAACTGACAGGAATGCGAATTTAGGATCGGTGGAGGTGGTTCGGTTGCCCCATAGCCGGAAGCCATTCTGGCGAATAATGGTTGCAACATTCGCGGCATTAAGCAGATTCGCGCGGCATGTTGGGTCGCCGAAAGTAAAGTCTACTGGGCGAGTAGTGCCGACGATTCCGTTGATTGTCTGGTTGCTCGGAGACCACCAGAAGCCGCGCGTGTTGTCGCTCAGCGCGATCAACCCGGCAACCCGGGGCGAAGCTGGCTCCGAAACGGTCAAGCTGTCACGCACAACCTGAACTTGAGGATCTACGACGTAAACGCGATCAGATCCAAAGATAGCCGCAAAACCACTCGCCGCCGCATCCGTATTATCATTTGGGCCATCCGCGATGATCACCGCACGAAGTTTCGTCGCAATGCCAATCATTTCGGAAATGACCTCTTTTGTAGAGAAACCTGGCGCGATGAGCACGCGAGGAACAAGGCCTGTAATAGGCTCGGCGCTAACGAACGCATGCACACCGGTGTAGGTTGAGCCGCTTGCTCCACCGATTACATTGGTGATGGTCCCTGCGTCCGTGTCGCTATTATTCTGCTGTGCCACCCTGACAACCACCAGCACTGCACCGGCTTGGTCGAAAATACCGTCGATAGCATTTGGCAACGTCCCGGTCGTACCGAGAAGGGATGCCTGAAGCTGACTTCCGGCGATGACAACCGGAGTATTCAGCGGGAAGGCCTCATCCGTTCCGCCGGAGAGGAAAGTTTGGGGAAATGCGGATACAACGCCCGAACCATCGCTGGTATCCTTGTTAGCTGCGGAAACCAGGGCTGCGGCGGCGGTGTTCCCGGCAATGGCCGTTACAATTTGCGTCGCCGTCGTTGCAATCGTACTACCACTGTCCGTGGCGAGATATACTGTTACAACATTTTGCGCTACTTCAACCCTAATCGGTTGGCTGGCGCCGTTTGGGTCTACGAAGCGGATCGAGATGTTATTTCCGAGAGATCCAGCCGCGGCGGCGGTGAATGTCAGCGCGTTATTGCTGCCAACAGTGCCGACGGCGAGCGTTGCGGCAGTGAGCGGTTGTGAATTAGGCGCTGTACCGACAATGCCGATTACGCTGGAAGCTACGGTTTGAATTGGGCGCGGGCCGCTTGAGACTTCAATGACCTCTACGCCGTGAAGGAATTGCTCTGGCATGGTTTTGAACTATAGTGATGAATTGTTATGGTTTCATGTGCGGGGGCTTTTCACGCTGGTTCCGCGCGGGCAGGGAGGCGAATATAGCTGTCGACTAGTTTAAGCTCTGGCGTGCGGCTTCTGTGAAAGACTCCGTATCCATCGCGGCCACCAGCCGGATTTGTATTGCCCTCTACCGTCTCCAGCTCGCCGAGGTTGTTGGCAACGACGATTCCAATGTGACTGAAAGTGAAGATCACGACATCGCCGCGCTGAGCTCGGGAATGTTCTGTGAAAATCTCGCATCCGTGCTTCTTGGCCCAAGCCTTCCAGCCAAATGCGCTGGCTGTTCTTGGCCTTTCAGACGGCATCACGCCGATTTTGTTCGGAAACTGAAGGATGAATTGCTCGACACACCAGTCCACAAAGGCCGCGCACCATGGCCAACCTTGCGTTCCAGCGAGTTCGGTGGCGTCTTGAAATTTGCGGATCGCCGCGCCGCGGTTTGTATGCGCTGCGTCTTCCTGTGCGCCAATCTGCGTTTCTGCAATAGCTGCGAGACAAGAGAGCGGGTTTGCTGTCATACGGTAATGAGTTGCTTTCTTTCGTTGTTGTAGGCCGACGCGCCGAACCACTTAACCGCTAGGTACATAACGGTGCGTTTCCATTTCGGCGTTTGCAGGGCGGTCATTGCTTCCAGGAAAACGAGATCGCAGACCGCTTTTTGATATAAGTGTTGGTTGTAAATCCAGTCGTGGACAACTGCACCACGCGTGTAGTGGTAATCTTCCGGAGGAATCAGCCACCAGACGAGGCGAGGAGTGCTCGCGAAGTCCGTTACAAATCCCACCGGAACCACAATCCGCCCGACCAGCTCGGACTCGTATTCAAGGGACTCTGTGAGCCGGAAATAATCTGTGCTGACATCTAAGCGGGAAGCATCCACTTCCGATTTCTCAAGCTCCCTTATGCCCAGCAGCGAAAGAAACCGGCTCACAAGCCTTGTGCCTGGGCGAGGCCATTGCTTGCCCCTGTCGAAAGCGCGACAACTACGCCTTGTTTCTCTGCGGCGGTTTGCGGCTGCGCCGAAATAAACGCTTTGGCCAAATCCTGGCCGACATGCTGAAGCTGTGGATCGGTGGCGAATTGCGCGACCGAGGCTTGGATCAAGCTTGCTGCTTGCTCGTTGCTGACGGTGCTCTTAACCAAGTCACTGATGGAGTTTAAAGCGACTGGAACTGCCCACGCGGAATCCATCTTTCCACCGTTGGCAACTGCCTGAGCCGCACTATTCAGGATACTCCATCCTTCTTTTTCAGCTTCCTGAATGGCGGGTTTCGACTGGAGATTCTGAAGTTCCGCACAGCCTACCAAGCTACTCGCTACGGTGGCGACAACGGCTACACTGATCAGTTTATTCATGATGTTGGGTTTGGTTTGGCTGGATTGATGAGGGTTACGAATCAGAAGGAATGGCCAGGTGAAGGCCGGAAGGCTCTTGAGCTTATCAATCATGGATGTTTGAGAATGGTTTTGAAATAATCCCAAGCTAGATATCCAAGCACGGAGAGGACACTCCAGGTTCCGATGAGCAGGGTGCGCCAAGTTTCTAACGACTTGATTCGTTTTTCATGTTCTTCGATTTTCGTCTGCCCGGCCTCCATCTTTGCTAACGTTTGTTTGATGTCGGATAGTGAGTCCCGAATGTCGTTGAGCACTGTCCACTGTTCCTTGATAGATTGTTCATTAGCGTTCAGTCTGAAGTCGGTTGCGTCTTCCCTGCTCATTTAACGAGTTTTCAAAGTTGTTCACATGCGTGCCAGTGGCACGCATGTGAATCAGCTCACTTTGCGATCGTGATCTGACCTTTCTCCCCAACGGCGAAGGGACGAACGAGCGCGACAGTATCCGCTGTACAGCCCTGTTGCAGGGATTCCAAGAACGCTGCAACTTGTTGAGACTTATCGAATACTTCCTTGCAGCTAGAGCCGCGTACCAAAAGCTGGGCTTGAAGGGCATCCAGCACAGCCTGCGGATCAGGGTGAGTCCAGATCGACCGCACGCCGTCTGCCCAATCCTTGAAAAGATCTTCAAACATCTTTTGCGGAACCCGTGCGAGTCTAGCAGCGACCAATGCAGGCGCTGGTGTTTGTTGTTGTGTTTGTGGAAGGCTAATGAGTGGCATATTAGTTATCTAGTTGTTTCCAGGCGGTCCCATTCCATGCGTAGAAATGGCCGTCCGAAGTGTTGAGAAACGCTTGTCCTGCAACGGGTGAAACTGGGAAGCCAGCGTTGGATTCAAATGTTGGCCCGAAGGTCATATTGCCCTTCAGGGCATTGAACTTACTGTTTCCCCCTGCAACGGCGATCGGCTCAGCCGTTGTTGCTCCAACGGCAATGACGGAGTAGGGCGCCACGGGCGTACCAGCAATAGCGATCCCTCCTCCCGATTGAAAATTGATTACGCTGTTCTCAAAGATTAGGTTGGAACCCGAAAGAGTGATTCCATATCCGGCTCCACTGGAATCAGTAATCGAAAGCCCACCGTCCGCCATATCCCAAGATGACGAAGAGCCTGAATAAAACGTAATCTTTCCGTTGCATAGTGAGACATCACCATTTGCGTAAAACCAATGGTTTGGGCTATGGTAGCTTCCGTCTTGCTCCAGGAAACCGATGCCCAAATCTCCCCACCCGGGGTTTTGAATGTACGGTTGTGGCGTGCCCTGGTTGACGGGCAAAACAACAAAAGAGTTGTTGTTTCCAATCGGAGCGACTACCGCGTTCCCGTCGGGGCCCGCATTGACGACTAGGCGGGTATCAACGTATGTTGTCCTATCGGTGGCGCTAATTTTGAGAACCGGCATACCTAGGGTGAAGGAGTATACTCCCCACCAATCCGTCGCTGGATCTTGGCCGACACTTAGCCCTGCGCTATAGCCTATTCCGTCTGGGGTAAAGTAGTTAGCGGCTCTTCCGCCAAAACCCATGGAGCCATAATATGGGTCCGAAAAGCTAATCCCCGTGTCATTTACGACTGCCGCTCCGGAAGGAGAGGTAAAGCTGTTCGCAGCAATTGTGCCGTTGCCATCAATAGTTACGTTGCTTGCCGCAAACCATGCGGAGCCATCTGTGCCGATGCCGGCAACGTTCATAAAACTGGAAGCGGCTACGAACTGGACTATTCCGTTAAACACTAAGTCCAAGCTGCCGTTTCCTACTGTGGCATCATAGTAGCTATTTCCGTAGGAGGTTGATCCTGTTCCGAATCTTCCTCCTGGAACGTCTAGCTTACCCGTAGAATCGACTGAGACAGCGCCGTTGCCAAATGATATATTCCCAGTTGTTAAGTAGGTTCTGAATTGCTGCGCCGTAGCCTTTTCCGTCGTACCCGCTGCGCTTTGCGTGGGCATGACCGTTGTGTTAGTAATTCCAGAGCTTTCTGGTAAATCAATTATTTGCTTGTAAGCCATAATATTGCCGTATTCGCCTCCAGAGATTTAGGGTGACGAAGGATTGCAAGTTGCTGTTAGCCTGCTGAGATTTTGAGTATCGATTTGGGGTAGCCGCCCCCTACGCTATCCGCAGCGGGTAAATCCGTGATCTGCCTGTAAGACATGATCTTAATCTGGTTTGCGTATCCACATATTGACGGTAATGTAAGGAGGCATATTGTTGTGCGGCTGATCGCCGACGGTTGATCCCGTGACGGACGCGGGAACCGTGTGAGTATGCGCCGCAACGGAGCTTGTAACCGCGGAAACTGGAACCGTGTGAAAATTAGTATTTCCGCCTTGACTCGCTGGAGTATTTGCGCCGTCGGTTTCAACATATGGCTGGTAGTATGTGTGCGCATGATTGCCAGCGGATCCAGTTGTCAATGCCGGGGTTGTATGCGTATGGGCAGGCATTTCGCTAGTTAATAGCGTGTGTGACTTCTCGCCCCCAACTTTGTCCACCCCATTGAAATCGGTGTCGCCGGGGTCAACGCTTACGAGTGTTCTACCCGATCCATATCGGTCCCAATTTCCGAAGCCTAGAATATCGTAGGGATTGCCGGATCGGTGGGTAATGAATATTTCTCCCACCGGGTATAGCGCCTTCAGCATGTATAATCTGATCTGCGCTAGAGCATCGCTGCTGAGTTTGTCGTAGCCGACCGAACCGGCAATGAGTTTGTCGGAGCTGACCGAAGAGGCAGCTAGCTTCGGGCCCGTCACGGATTGGTCCATGAGCTTGTCGGAGCTGATGGACGCGGCAGCCAGCTTCGGGTTG